GATTTTGAAAACGGCAACATTTACACTTTTGATTTAGAAACCTACGCTGACAACAGCGCGGCTCAAAAGTGGCTCAGGTCTTGGCGCGCGTTGCCAACAGGGCAAAACAACCTCAAACGCACTGCGCATCACAGCTTGCAACTTGATTGTGAGACAGGCGTTGGTTTAAATACTGGGCAAGGCAGTGACCCACAGGTCATGCTGCGTTGGTCAGACGATGGCGGTCACACGTGGTCAAACGAACACTGGTCATCCATGGGCGCCATTGGCCGGTATGGCCACCGCGTGTTTTGGCGCCGCTTGGGCATGACTTTGAAACTGCGCGACAGGGTTTATGAGCTTTCGGGCACAGACCCTGTGAAGATTTCTATTGTTGGTGCTGAACTTTTAATAAGTCCGACCAATGCCTAACATCACCCAGATCCCCGCGCCTCGCGTCAACATTGTCGATGAAAAGACAGGTTTGATTTCGCGTGAGTGGTTTCGCTTTCTCAACAATGTTTACACAATTGTTGGTGGCGAGAATCGCGGGGTTATCTTGCCTGAGAACGGCGGCACGGGTACAGGCATTGTGCCTACCAATGGTCAACTGCCAATTGGCAATGGTGCGACTTATACGCCAGCCAATCTAACGCAAGGCACTGGCCTGACCGTTACCAATGGCGCAGGCTCTGTCGCGCTTGCAATCACCAACACTGGCGTGACAGCAGGCTCCTACGGCTCTGCGTCTGTTGTGCCCAACTACACAGTCAACGCTCAAGGCCAACTGACAACTGCGGCCAACACGTCTATTGCCATTGACACTTCTCAAGTTATCTCAGGCATTTTTCCTATTGCACGGGGCGGCACAAACACTAACGCTACGCCTACGGCTGGCACGGTGGCTTATGGCACAGGCACAGCAATAGCTTACAGCGCTGTCGGTACAGTAGGGCAAGCCTTGGTGTCCAACGGCGCAAGCGCCCCTAGTTGGTCAACAATCATATCTAGCCAGTGGGTAACTTCTGGCGCTAACATTTACTACACGGCGGGCAATGTTGGCATAGGCACAACATCGCCTGGCTCTGCATTAGACGTCAAAGGAACGTTGAGACTGTCTGGCTCGTCTTCTGGGTACGTGGGCCTTGCGCCAGCTGCGGCGGCAGGCTCAACAACGTATACGTTGCCATCAGCCGACGGCTCGTCCAACCAAGTGCTTCAGACTAACGGTTCAGGCGTTTTGTCATGGGGCACATCTGGCTTAGGAACTGTAACAAGCGTCAGCGGCACAGGCACTGTGTCTGGCATCAGTTTGTCTGGCACGGTCACAACTTCAGGCAATTTGACTCTTGGCGGCACACTATCTGTGGCTGCTAGTGATATTACATCTGGAACTATAAGCACCGCCCGCCTTGCTTCAGGGTCGGCGACCTCAACAACGTTTTTGCGTGGTGATCAAACTTGGTCATCTATCAGTAGTAGCAATGTCACTACGGCATTAGGGTTTACCCCATATTCTGATACCAACCCAAGTGGATTTGTAACTTCAAGCGGATCGGTCGCGTTTGCAACAAACGCAACAAACGCAACGTATGCAAGTTACCTTGGCGGCGTTGCAGATTCTGGATGGGCGCGGATTTTTCCAACAAACTCAGGCACAGCAAACGCGGCGGGGTCAGGCATAAATATTTTTGGCTCTGGCTCTACTGGTATTGCAGGCGCTTATGTTGGCACTTCAGGTTCAGGCAACACAGTCACACTGACTGTTCAAACATCTAGCCCATCTGATCCACGATTGAAAAAAGACATTCAAGACAGCGATCTTGGCTTGGCGTTTGTTAAAGGTTTGATCCCTAAAAAGTATCGTTTGATCCATGACCCAAAAGAACAATTTGGCTATGGCTTTTTAACGTCCGATGTGGAAAAATTGATACCCAAGGGAAGCTCTCTTGTTTATCACGAACCAAACCTGATTGCTGGCGATGAGAAAGGGTTTGACGTGGTTCACTACCCATCCTACATTGCAGTGTTAGTCAAAGCAATTCAAGAACTATCTGCTGAAGTAGAAGCCTTAAAATCTTCTCAACCGCCCAAGTAACCAGTATCATTGCATTGAGGAATAAACAATGACAGTCAATATCTCCCTTTTCGCTGGCGCTGGTGCGCAGTTCTTTACCAACAGTGGCGTGCCTTTGGCTGGCGGCCTGCTGTACACCTACGCTGCTGGCACGACAACGCCTGCTGCAACTTACACGTCTTCCACGGGCGCTACTGCCAACAGCAACCCCATCGTTTTGGATTCTGCTGGCCGCCCACCATCTTCAATTTGGCTGACAACTGGTAGCAGCTACAAGTTTGTTTTGCAAACTTCGCTAGCTGTGCAAATTGGCTCTTGGGACAACATCCCAGGCGCAAACGACTTTACCGCGCTGACGGCGCAACTGGCTAACCAGTCAAGCGCTTCTCTTGGCGATGCGTTAATTGGTTTTAAACAAGCCAACACAACCGGCCTTATCTCTGGCGCCGTTGGCCGCACGGTGCATCAGAAACTGCAAGATTTAGTGAGCGTCAAAGACTTTGGCGCTACTGGAGACGGCACAACAGACGACACAACGGCCATTCAAGCCGCAATTTATTACGCCCAAACAAACGGCGGTTGCGTGTATTTGCCTGCTGGTATTTACATCATTTCTAGTTCGTTAAACGTGCAGATCAATTCTGGCGGCCTTCCTTTGCGTCGTCCATCCATGCGCGGTGACGGCGCAGGCGCGACCACAATTTTGCAAACAGCCAACGCAAGCGGTATTGTGGTTACTGGCTACGTTAGCAACCCAGCCGACTACATGGATTTGGAAGACTTTACGCTTCAAAGCAATTCTGTTGGTGGTTTTGGCAACGGTATCAGCTTTTCTGACAGCGCGTTTGTCAACATTGATAACGTTGAAGTAAAGGGCTTTGAAAACGGCGTGTATGGTATTGACGCGTTGTCAATGACCTTTACCCGCCTTGTCAGTCGTTTCAACATCAATGGTTTTAGGTTTGAGTCATCTGGCTCAGGAACTGGCTACACATCTGAGCCAAACGCCATTACCATGCTTGGTTGCACAATCGGCAACAACACCAATTACGGCGGCTGGGTTGTAGGCGCAGGCACGTTTACGTTTGTCGGAGGCTCAATTGAGTCAAATGGCGAAGGCACAGACCTTTTATCTACTAAATGGGGCTTGCGCATTACCAACAGTGGCGGTAATTTTGCGCACCAATCTGCTACTGGTTTTCTTTTAGATGGCGTTTATTTTGAAAATAACGGCGGTCAAGCTAACCTTTGGATTGAGCAAACAGTTTCTCGCCCAGGTGTAACTGGCGCTGTAATAGGTTGCAGTTTTGCCGTTCTTTTAGGCAGTTATCCAGCCGCCAGCGTTTATTTAGCGGCTACTAGTTCAACTTATGCGTTTCCCATTGCTTTTACAGGTTGCGGTTGGGCAGGGCTTAACTCGTACGTTCCAAGCGCTACGCGCCCCACAATCAACAATATTAACAACGATTTTCCTTTGGCTTTGACAGGGTGCAATTTTTACAGCACTACCGATCAATACGCTCAGGGCGCGGCCAATCGTTTGGAAGGTGGTATTGAAGCCGCTAACTATTACGATTTAAACGGCAATCCAATTGGCTCAGGCGGTACGGGTTCGCTTAATACTGTTTTGGGTATCGGCAACACTTCAACGCTTAACGGGGTCTTTGGCGGTAATGGTACAACAACAGGTATTTTGATTGGTACTAAAACTTACAACAGTGTTAATTACGCGGGTATTGGTGCATTCCCTGCAACTTTGTATTTGGCAAATGGAGCAACAAATTCTATAACTTACGCTGTTGAGTTCAACAACGCCAATTTCCAACCAGCTGTTGATTCAGGCGCCGCTACGGCATTGACTTTAGGCGCAGCTACGCGCCGCTGGAACGGATTTTATTTAAACAATGCGTTTAACTGGAACGGCTATTCTATCCCCGCCCCAGGCGGTAGCACTTCGACATTTTTGCGCAATGACGGCACATGGGCTACACCTTCTGCATCAACTTTGTCAGGCGGTTATTTGACAACAAGCATTGCAAGTTATGTGCTTACATCGTCGCAAGCTTTTGTGGCAATGGCAAACAATACTGGCCGTGGTGTTTTTTACGGTACGGCAACTGGCGACGCTTTTGCGCCTAGCGATGACAACACTGCTAATCTTGGCGGCGCTACATTACGCTGGATGACGGTCTACGCCACAACCGGCACGATCAACACGTCTGACGCAACGCAGAAGGAACAAGTTGCTGCCTTGACTGAGGCTGAGCTGGCCGTGGCCCGTCGCATCAAGGCTTTGATCAAGACCTTTAAATTCAAGGACGCTGTAATGGCCAAGGGCGACGGCGCCCGCATCCACGTCGGCGTCATGGCGCAAGACGTGCAGGCGGCCTTTGCCGCTGAGGGCTTAGATGCTGACAAATACGGCATGTTCTGCTCGGACACAGTTGATGATGTGACCACGCTTGGCGTGCGTTACGAAGAGTTGTTGGCCTTTGTAATTGCGGCTTTATGATTAACCACCACTTTAGCGCCGGCGTCTACGCTAAAGAAACGCTGATTCCGGCGGGTCAAGTGTTAGTGCAGCATAAACACAAATTTAGCCACTTGTCGATTTTGGCCAGTGGGTCAATTGAGCTGATGGTGGACGGCGAGCGCAAGATTATTCACGCGCCAGCGTGTTTAACT